TTATTTTGATGGTATATCATTAGCAGCTGGCACTTTTGATGATAATAAAATTCGTTTAGAAGATAATGAATTAATTGGAAATTTAGATATAAAAACGAGAGCAGAAAGTAGCCAATATGATAAATCTCCATTAGATAGTAGTAAATTAGGAGTATATTTTTCTCCACAAACTATGATTAATGAAGATATTATAGCTCAATTAGGATTTACTGAATTAGATCAATATATTGGAGATCCGGGAGATGTTGAAGATAAATCATATCCGAATTTGATAAATGCTGCGCAAGATTATTGGAAAAAATATGTAGATAAAAATGATATAAATGCATATATTAAAATATTTACATTATTTGATTTATCATTTTTTAAACAATTAGAACAATTATTACCAGCAAGAGCAGATCAATTTACTGGATTATTAATACAACCAAATATATTAGAACGTAATAAAGATACAATATTACCAACTATAGTTAAGTTTAATGATACTCATAATGGTAATATTTCAAATGTGCCACCTAGTGCTTCAGGTAACTTTTTATATTATACTGGATCAATTGATGGTAATATTGTTACATTGTCTGGTATTGATGATGATCAATGGCAAGGATATGTAACTAAATCACAAGAAGAAAGATATAGAGGAACTATATATATTCGAGAGTATAGAATTTTATCCGCTAGCGTATATATAACTGGGTCTACGCCATTTTGGATGAGTGAAGCTATACTACCAAATTTTTCTGGAAGTGTTTTATCAGAATTTAAAAGTAAAAAAGTTATTATAAATAATACAACTAGTTTAGTAACTGCAGACGTCCAAGATTTTTTACCTGCAGGTATAGCAAATCAAAAATTTGAAGGAAGTAAAATGACTTCTCCTGATTTTAATATAAATTCAGTTGATACTATTGATGGCGGACCTGTAGTAGAATTTTCTATTGCTAATCCTAATCAATTGATATATCAAAATGTAGGAGAACAAGGAAGTTTTATAATAAGATAAAAAATATTAATGAAACATATTTATTATAAATAGGAATATATTATGGGATATTTAAATAATAGCTCGGTGACAGTCGATGCTATATTAACAAAAAAAGGCCGGGAGTTATTAGCTTTAGGTGGGGATTCATTTAAAATAACACAATTTGCATTAGGTGATGACGAAGTTGATTACAGCTTATGGAATCCAGATCATCCATTAGGTACAAATTATTATGGTACTATTATAGAAAATATGCCAGTAACTGAAGCAATACCAGATGAAACTCAAGCTCTTAGATATAAATTATTAACATTACCAAAAAGTACAACTAATATTCCTGTTGTTCGAGTAGGTAATAGTAGTATAACATTACAAACTGGAAATAGATCTATTATTACTCCAAATACCAATATTGCAAATGCAAATGCAACATTAGGGTATACTGCTATTTTATCTGACTCAACCGTTGTTGGTATACAACCAGTACAACAATTACAAACTACAACATCACTTCCTTCATTGCCTAGATTTATAGGTGATAATGAAGATGCTCAAAGTGTAGCAGTAGCAGGATTTACTTTTGAGATTGTAGCAAAAAGACATTTAACAGATCAAACTGCAACTATTACTATAGTAGGAAATGAAACGGGTGGGTCTACGACTATACAAGTAACAGTGAAAAAAATAACTGCAATTAATACTTCTCAGATTCGTTAAATATTAAGGTTTAAAAAATGAATATTAAAATGATACAAAAATTAAAACAATTACCTAGACATGGAGTATTTCCATCCATGGAGGGGGTGCCTGATGGATTATCAAAAATCCCAAAAGAAAATGGGGGTAATGATCAAACTGATATTAATCAACAAATTCAACAAGCAGCACAAGCGTTAGCACAAGAATTAGTACAAGAACAATTAGCCGGATTACAATTTGCGACAAATGGCCAGACTCATATGCCATTCGGTCCAGGAGATATTGTTGATAAACAAAAAGAAACGGTAACAGCAGGTTTATGGAGTGATGGTCTTGCAAGTTTAATTACATATTGGACTGGTTCAGCACAAACAACGAGTCAACGAAGATATTATGTAGATATTCATCAATCGGTTCCATCAGCTGATGGAAGTGCATGTCAATTTTCTTTAGCATATGGTCATGCATTAGGAAGTGGATCTGACTCCGCAGGTCAATTAAATGATTCGCCTTCAAAAGCTATATATTCACAATATAGACAATTATTACTTAATCCAGGGGATACCAGATTTACTACAGGTGATGGCGATACAGATCATATATATGTTATTAATTTTAAAAGAAATCGTTTAAAAGAACGTTTAGACGCTGGTAATTTTGAATTACCTTTACAATTTATGTCAGCATCATTAGATACAAATGCAACTGGTAGTAATGTGGCTCCTAGTAGTTCTGTAATTATTTCTTTAATTGATGACTCATCTGCAGTATCTGCAACAGTTGGAGATTCTGGAGATCGATATAATATAGTATCTGGTAGTATAAACTCCGGAGTTTATAATTCAGCTTCACCAGTTTATTATGGTTTAGCATATCCTAGTCATGGAGTATTAATATTAGATGGTAAAAAATTAGACGCAAATTTAAATTTTCAAACTAATAGCGGATCTAGTTCAGAAGGTAATAATCATTTTAGATTATTCCACTCTATTTCAGGTTCTTCATTATTTACAAATCCTGCAACTGCTGACCCATATGGGTTTCTTGCAAGAAACAAAGAAGAAGTAACGAGTCAACACTTTTTCGTTAGAATTAAAAATGCTGAATTTAATTTTACTAATAATCCTTCGTTTATTACTGGTAGTGATGGCGAATTTTTACAACCTTCTTTTGTAAGAGATCCTAAGGTATATATTACAACTGTTGGATTATATAATAATAGACGTGAATTATTAGCTGTTGCAAAATTAAGTAAACCATTATTAAAATCATTTACTAGAGAAGCGTTAATACGTGTTAAATTAGATTATTAGCGTATTTAGTTTAACTAATATTTATAATAGATACATATAAGTTTCTATTATTATTATGCCAGAATCTAGAATAAAAAATATCGGTAATATAGATCATGGGACTAATATATCTGCGTTTAAAAAAATAGACTTAGCAGATATAAAAATACACCCATTTAAAGCATTTAAAAAATTTACTGTAATATCTGGTAGTTTTACTTCGAGTTTATTACCATTAACCGGGTTATATACTAATCAATCTGTATTACCTGCAATTGGTAGTGAATTAACATTTAATGATGTAAAAAATATAGACGGAAGTTTACAGTCAGTAACATATTTTTCAATTAATCATTTATTCTATAAAAGAAAAACAGAACCAAATAATACATTTGGACCTACTAATTTAAATCGTACTAGTAAATTTTTATATGAAAGTGCGTCTATTTTTTCTATTCCACAAATAAAAGTAGGAGAAGGTATAAAACCAACATCTTTTAGTATTACATCATCTATAGGTAGCGGTGTCGGATATGGATCAATATTATATGGAACTGGTATTTATGGTGGTGGTGGATTAAATAAAACATTAAAAATTGAAAGTGATAAATTCGGAAACTTAATTGATTCAGATTTTGACACTAATTTAATAATATCAGACGTTAAATATTATGAAGGTTTTAATGAATATTTTGATACTTCTAGAATATCATATATATCGAATAATGTTACATATAAAAACGGAATTCCAACTACTAGTGGAGATACAAAGAGTATAGGAAAATGTGCAGAATTTAATAATGGTTATATAAGAACGTCATTAGATGGGTTATATGATAGATATAATGATTATTCAATATCATTATTTATTACTGCTTCGAATAATGATACTTCAAATGATTTAATAATAGCTAAAGCTAGCGGATCTGTTGATTTTAAATATCCATTTAAATTAGAATTATCTGGTAGTAATCAAATAATGTTTTCTGCAGGGGGAAGTACTAATTTAAAAACACAAATTATATCAACATCGAGTATTTCTGATTGGACTCATGTTGTTTGTCAAAAATCCGGAAGTTATCTTGAAATGTATATTAATGGAACAAAAGAAGTTTCGGCTTCTAGTGCAGCATTACAAGATACAACATCACCATTTACCCAATCTGCTAGGATTGATAATGATTATCCATTATATATCGGAGGATTTACTAATTCTAATTATTTAGAAGGTAAATTAGACGAAATACGTATTTTTAATAAATCATTATCATCAACAGAAGTAGGGTATTTAGGAGATCGTCATGAAACAGGATCATTTTTACAAACGAATCATATTGGAAATATTTTTAATAAACAAGCAATTGCAGTAGTATCTACTCCTAATTATTTATTTGATGATTTAATTAATACGCCATATACTGCGAGTTATAGAAGTACTAAAACTATACATGAATTAAATGTATTAACTAGAATAGATAAAGGTGATTTTAATGTGTCTTCAAATTTAACATTAACTAAAGACGATAATGAATCATTTAAAACATTTGCAACATCGAGTGATTTTTTACCATATATAACTACTATAGGATTATATGACGACGCCGGAAGATTGTTAGCTATAGCAAAAACAGCTCAGCCTATAAGAAAAAGACCAGATGTTGATATGAATTTTGTTGTACAATTAGATTTAGATAATAAAGTAAGATTAAATGATGCGACTTAAACAAATATTACTAGAAATATCTGAGAACGAATCTAAACGATTAACAGGTAAAATAAAAAACAAAGAATTCCGGTTTTTTGATAAAGGCGATAATGGTCGTATATATAGTATTAATGGAGAAGATAAACTTTTTAAAATAACTACAGAATCAGAAGAATATAAAGTTGCAGATACAATTGTTGGTAGATATACTCAATTTACAACATTTATACCAGTACATTATGTTGATGGTAAAAATATGTATATAATGTCAAAAGCAGATCCATTACCTATGGGATTGAAAAGTGATATTAATAAATTTTTAAATAAATACAAAGAGTTTGCTATAAATCAAGGTGGCGAAGTATCAATATTTGATTATTTAGACGCAGATGGTGCTAGAAATATTAATGAGATATTAATTAATTTTTTAAGAGCTTTACAACAAGATATACAACGAATTGGATTACAAGATTTAGATTTAGATTTAGACTTTAAATCAGATAATGTAATGATATGGAATAATAATTTAGTAATGATTGATTGGTAACTATATTTATATAAAATGAATAAGAAATTAAGACATATAATTAGAGAAGAAATTAAACTTCTTAAAGAACAAAGGATAACTTATTCCAATGGCTATTTAGATTCAGAAGATGGATTGGAGTATTTTCAAATAATGATTATATCATTAAAAACAGCCGGTAGAAATATGTATGTTATTGATTTTAATAAAAATGACAGTAAGATATGTAGTTCATCCAAAAAAAACTTTCAAAGTTATAATATTAAAAAAGGTACGGTTATTACTATCCCCGATGGCTGGTATTTCAAAAGCGCTGTTGAGGAAAAAAAGTATACAATAGTAGGATTTATAAAAGATCATGAATTATTTGACCATAATCACAAATCCCAAGGCAAATTTAACTGCAACTCCGGATTATATACAACAATTGTTGCTATCCCGGGGGAGACAGAAGACAAATACGATGTTAAACAGAGTATAGATTATTTATGGAAACATATTGTAGTACAACTTAAGAGAATGAAAGATCTAAACAACCATAAAGGACAATACGGTTGGAATATACTTGATAACAAGAAAAACCTGCATGCAGGTAAAGCAGCATATGCAAATATTAAAAAAGGGGTTTGGATGAATGAATCTAATAAAATAGCTCCAGCTTCTAACCAAATGAAACATATTCATATTATAGCCCAAGTAATATTGCATAAGGATATTAAAGCAGACAAAATGAATGTTGGACATAATGTTTTACAAGGTATTATAAACACCCCCCAAACAATAAACCCAGCCAAGATGACTCTACAACAAATTTTTTACTTTTTAGATGAGATAGATAAAA